AACGAATTAAATAGGCTTGTTGGGAAGGTTGTTACACGAAGATTAGATGGTAATAATTTTGTTGTACTTAGCTATGACAAGGGAGCTGTTTATATAGCTGGACTTGGTAGGTTCGATGCTAGAGAACTTTTTGAAAAATTTAACCTAGATGGAAAACATATTCACATGGATACCGCAGAAGATGCTGAAGGAATTGAAAAATTATACGCTGAATTAAAAGCTATGTGGGAGGATGTATAATGCGTGAACGACCGATAATCATGGGTGCAGATAGCGTTCGTGCTATCTTGGATGGAAGAAAGACACAGACAAGGCGAGTGGCTAATTCTAGGATATTCATAGAAATTGATAATGGTAACGAACCACCTATCTTTCAAGACAGCCCGAATTTTGGTGAAGCATTGATGAAATATGGGAGATACCCGTATGGATACATTGGCGACCGCTTGTGGGTGCGTGAAACTTGGGGGACTGGATGCAGACCTGACCCTTACCGTGGATGGGTTGATGGAATCGAATACAAAGCTGATGAGGAATATCTGGATGGTATCGAATCACTGCCACTTCGAGTGATTGACGACCAAGACCTTGTAAAGTATGACAGAGACGGATGGAATAGCCCGATGTACATGCCACGTTGGGCTTCACGCATCACCCTTGAAGTCACTGATATTAGAATTGAGCGTGTGCAGGATATCAGCGAAGATGATGCGATTGCTGAGGGAATATTATCAAAGTACGAACATAATGGAAACACTATGCTTATGTGTGAAAAAATATACAAAGCATTTCCGAATAGAGAAGGTGGTTTCAGGAAAGCTAGAGACGCATATCGTACCCTATGGGACTCCCTCAACGCCAAGCGTGGCTATCCATGGGAATCGAATCCGTGGGTTTGGGTAATTAGTTTCAAACAGATACACAACCAGAAGAAGGACGTATGACTGAGTTGAATAAAATACTTCACACCGTATCTTGACAAAAACAATACGAAGTGTTAAAATAAAGGAGGATGGAGAAAACCGTTCTCCTTTTTCGTAATTATTTGACTGACTAGTGAGAGAAAAGCTAGGGGTAAGACTTAATGAGGTAGCAAAAAGTTACAATAATCGCTATAAAAAGTAGGAATGAGTACTATGTTTGACAAGGATACAGTGTTAGAAGCTATAAAAGACTCTGGTGGTATTATGTCTACCATCGCTCAGAGGCTTCGTTGTAACTGGAATACCGCAAAGAAACATACCGAGAAGTGGGAAGAAACACAGCAAGCCATGAAGGATGAAAAGGAAACCATTCTTGATGTATGTGAGAGTACGCTGATAAACAAAATCAAGGACGGTGATGAACAATCGGCAAAGTGGTATCTATCCAAGATAGGCAAGCTAAGAGGCTATGGAGATTCACTGGCAATCGAGGGTGGTATCCAGATTGTATACGCAGACAAAGACGATGAACGACTTTAAGAAAACGCCTAAGCAGATAGAAGCTACTCGGCTCATGGCTGACAAGCATGAAGTCTTGTTGGAAGGTGGTTCAAGGTCGGGTAAAAGTTTCATCATCATAAGGAATATCATTCTTCGTGCCTTAAAATATCCAGACACAAGGCACTTAATTGTAAGGTTCAGATTCAACCATGTCAAGCAAAGTATCTGGTACGGTACGATTCAGGATGTCATGAAGATAGCGTTTCCGAACATCAATTACACGGAGAACAAATCAGATTGGTTCATTTCATTCGATAACGGTAGCGAGATTTGGATAGGTGGTACTGACGACAAAGAGAGGATAGAGAAGATACTAGGTAATGAATACGCAACGATATTCGTAAACGAGGCTTCGCAGATTCCTTATGAAACATACGAAACACTCAAGACGAGACTTAACCCACCGAAGGGCGTTCCACCTAAGTTAATCATTGACTACAACCCACCGAGTAAAAAGCATTGGGGTTATAGGATATTCCATGAGCAGAAGAACCCAGAAACGGATGCACCGTTAAGACACCAAGAGAGATACGGTTATCTTAGGATGAATCCGGTTGACAATACCGAGAATCTAAACGAGAACTATCTAGAAACGCTAGAGAGTTTGGGCGAAAAGCGTAGAAGGAGATTTTATCTAGGGGAATACTCAGACGACACTGAGGGTGCTTTGTGGAAGCGTGATTGGATTATCAGACACAGGGTAGAGTCGGTATCAGATTTAACTAGGGTTGTAGTTGCTGTTGACCCTGCGGTTACGGGTAATGAAACATCAGACGATACAGGAATCATTGTAGTCGGCTCAAAGACTATAGACGGCAAAGAACACTATTATGTCATAGACGACTTCACTTATCATGGTGATGTAACCGGATGGGGACAGAGTGTAATAGATGCGTACAGGCGACACAGTGCTGATTTGGTGGTAGCGGAAACGAACCAAGGTGGCGACCTTGTGGAAATGAACATACGGAACTACGATAGATCAATCAGGTTCAAGAAGGTAACTGCTACTCGTGGAAAGGCTCTCAGGGCTGAACCAATAGCGAATTTATATGATATGGGATTAGTGCATCATGTAGGCAACTTCCTAGAACTAGAGGATGAACTATGTATGTGGACTCCAGAAGATAAGGAATCACCGAATAGGCTAGATGCTCTCGTATGGGGTATAACCTATCTAAGCGGTCGTGGTAGCGGAGTAATGACAATATCAAGGTGGTAATATGAACGGTCAAGAAATACAAAAAGCAATCGAGGTCTTTGAGTCTAGTAAGATTTACTCGGATATGAAACTCTATCGGGACTTCTATCTCAAAAGAAATCCTGCTTTGATGAACCGTGTCCAAGAACGAGAGCGGAAACACAAGACACCGAACTGGTGTGTACCGACCGCATATTTCTCAACGGTGATTGACACTCATGCTGGTTATCTGTTCTCAAATATCCAATACGATTGTGCTGACGGTGATTACGAAGATGCTGTACAAAAGATTCTTGACAAAAATAATATATCTGTCAAGGACATGAAAGCTGGACTAAACGCTTTGACTTACAACCGAGCGTATGAACTTATCTACACGGTAGGCGATGGAACATCTTTGGCGAATACCGAAATCAGGATTGCCTCTCTTGACCCACTTTCAGTAGTTCCTATCTATTCGGATGAAATTGAACCTAAACTGATAGCGATTATTTGGTATCGGATGAATGGTGATAAATACCTTGCTGATTATATCTCCGCTACAGAATGGCAACAGTTTCAAAAGACTGAAAAGGACAAGGAATATACTTTTGTCGATAAAAGAAAGTTGTGGTTAAAGGAGTGTCCTGTAGTAGAGTATAGGTCAGAGATGATTGGCGATGCTTCTCCGTTCGATGGTGTTATTAGTTACATCGAGGCTCTTGATTGGGCGATAACTGGAAACTCTAATGAGATTGATCGCATAGTCGATGCTATTCTCATGCTCGGAAAAAAGCTCCCGAAGGATGTTGAACTAGGCGAAATCAAAACACTTGAGGATATCACAAAAGACGAATTGACACCGCAGTTCTTAGAGAAGAACCTTTCTCCGGAGTTTAGAAAGTATGTAACTGATTTACTTATACAAGAGATTTATAAACATTCTCACACGGTAGACTGGCATACGGAAATGGCTGGCGAGGCTTCCGCAAAAGCGTTGAAGATAAGACTGTTCGATATGGATATGTTCTCCAAGCGGATTGAAAAGGTATTCATGGACGGTACGAGAAAACGGCTTGAACTCTTGGGCGGTTTGGTCAAGCTGAAAGAGAACCTACAGCCGGAAGAAATGAAGATTACCTTTGAAAGAACCTTGCCGACTGACGTTGAAAGCCTTATCCAAGTACTTACAGGGGTTGACTGGATATCTGCACAAACAAAGCAGGAATGGGTAGGCTTAGATGCCGAGGTTGAAGCAAGTAGACTAGGTGAACAACGACCGGAGATTGATTTAGACTTAACAGAGGAAGCTTAATGACTCTCACAGGTGTCCAGAAAGAAAAGTACGATAAACTAGATTTTCTCTTATCTGCTATAGAGCGTGATGTCATGAAAGATTATCGTTTCGGCAGGGATAAGACGCTAGAACTTCTCAAGGATACCTATGCTAAACATCTAGTGGGAGTTCCGAAAGCTGATTATTACAAGACACTAGCTCTGTACGATAGACTGAAAAAGACCGAGCAGGGGATAAAAGGGATTTATACCTTAGTGGGTAAGGAATCCGCAAAGAAAATCATAAATGGACAATATCAGCTATTCGATGAATCCTTTCTTATGGATAGATACATCATGGCGTACTTTTCAGACGAGCTAGGGGTAAACATCAAGTATGCTCCACCGAATCCACTGGTGCGTGATGTAGCCGTCACTGGTGATGCTACACGACTAGCTACTATTCGTGACCAACGATTACGAGCGATAGCAAGCGGTATGATGCCACCTTCGGGAGATACGCTCCAAGCTCTATTGACCAAAAACGCTACCGATGGACTAGACAAAGTATTAAGAACAGTCAGACAGGGTTTAATCAACGGTGAGTCATACGCAAAGCAAGTTACACGAGTCAAGGATGTGTTCAATAAGAATGTTTCCAACACGGCTAGAGTAATTAGAACCGAGGGAAACAGGAACATGAACGCAGGGGCGTACTTAAACACAGAGGAACTAAAGAACGAAGGGGTAAATATACGCAGACAGTGGGTTGCTACACTAGACGGCTCGACAAGGGATAGTCACCAACATTTAGATGGACAGTTTGAGGATGAGAACGGTTTATTCTGGATTGGTGGAATGAGTGCAAGGTATCCCGGTGACTTTAGCGATCCTGCTGAGTCAATACATTGTCGTTGTACAACAATCGATGTAGTCGAAGGGCTTCCACCACAGATTAGACGAGCGAAAGACCCAGTGACAGGTAAGACGGATATCATCAGTTTCAAGACTTATGATGAATGGAAACAGTAAACAATTGTGTAGTAGTTTATAAAAAATAACCGAAAAATCGTTAAACTTTCTCAAAAATAATTAAAATAAATGTGTACAAGCATCCTAAATGGTGTATAATAAGGATGTAAGGCAGAGATGCCAAGGAGGAAACGAAATGACAATTAAAGAAGCAACAAAATCAATCGAAGTTTACAAAAGAATACAGCAACTTACCGGAATAGACCATTCAGAAGAAATCAAGGCTTGTGAGAATGACATAGAGGAAATCAGAAAGTCTGCAAGAGCAAAGAAAATTGTTAGAAACGTTAAAGCTAACAAAGACCAGATTGCTTGGGGCGAACTTCTTAACAGACTTAATTCTAATAAATAAATAGTATTGATACTATCAACAGCTCCCACTAATCTGTGGGAGTTTTTTTATGTCCTCTTTACAGATTTATATTATCGTGTTATAATAAACACAGACACAGGAAGTGTCAATATTGACAGAAACACAAAGGAGTGTTACAATGGCAGATGAAGTAAAGACGAATCAGGAAACTGGTGACGTTTCTACGGAAGAAAAGAAAGTGACGAATCCAATCGAGGGTGGCGTTACCGAAAAGGCAGACGATGTTCAGAAGATGATTCAATCGGCTGTAGACAAATCCATTAGCAAAGTAAAGAAAGAATATGAGTCGAAACTTACTCAGATGGAAAAGCAACTAGCAGAGGAACGCAAGTCTAAGATGAGCGAGGAAGAAAAAGCCGAAGCTAGGGCGAAGGAAATCGAGGCAAGGGATAAACTCATAGCAGAGAGAGAACGCAGACTGACGATCATTGAGGCGTTGACTGATGCGGGCTTGCCCAAAGATTTTGCAAATCGTATCAGTGGCGATACTGAGGATGAAATCAAGGATGATGTTCAAGCTCTCAAAAAGTTTCTCGAATCCAAGGCGCATGAGCTTTCGGAGTCCGAGATAGCGAAAAGGCTTGCCGGAGATACTCCCAAGGGTGGAAACACGAAGCGTAAGATGACCGAAGAGGAAATTGAAAAGCTACCCACTAGAGAGGAACGACAAAAGGCAAGGCGTGAAAACGGAATTATTCTATAAAGGATTAAATTATGGCGTATGACAATTTCAAACCAACCATGTGGGCTGACTCGATTCTTGAGAATCTTGATAATG